GCTAACTTGTGGGCTAACTTGCAGGATAACTTGTGGGCTAACTTGCGGGCTAACTTGCAGGCTAACTTGCGGGCTAACTTGTGGGCTAACTTGCGGGCTAACTTGCAGGATAACTTGCGGGCTAACTTGTGGGCTAACTTGGGGGATAAAACCCTATTTTATAATGTGTATTGGGGTAATTGGGATATAAGTTGGCTGTCTTTTTATGTTTTTCCACAAAAATATCTTGGGATAAGATACCCTGAAGCACAGCAGAAATCTTTAGAGCAAATTGTGTCGTTAATCAGTAATTCCGGGTGTTTATTTTTTCATAAAGATATTTGTTTTATAACCAGCCGACCAATAGAGATACACAAAAAAGGCATACAGTTGCATAATGATAAAAAGCCGGCACTATTATACAAAGATGGCTATTGTTTATGGATGTTAAATGGAGTCGCCGTACCAAAATGGCTGGTGGAAATAAGAGAGACAGAAATTGAGCCACAGAGAATCAAGGAATGTGCTAATGCGGAAGTGCGCAGAGAATTTGTCCGCAAAATTGGAATAGACAGAATATGCTATAAACTTAATGCGAAGTGCATTGATAAATCTGGGAATTATGAATTATTACTGCTTGACATCGGTGATAAAACACAAAGGCCATATTTGAAGATGCTCAATCCATCTATTGGGACATGGCATGTAGAGGGCATTCATCCCGATTGCAAATCAGTTGAGCAGGCGTTAAACTGGCGCAATAGTTCAAACTTAAAACCAATAATTTTAACATAGGAGAATGAAATGGGAAAATTGAGGCAGCAAGGCGATGTATTGATTTTTGAGGTATCTCAAATCAAAGGAAAGAAAAGGGCGAAAAATCATTTGGCGGAGGGGGAGGCAACTGGTCATTATCACGAGGCTGTGGGCGAAGGAGTTTTGGTTTTAGAATCGGACGGAGAAATGTATATTGATGCGCCAAACGGTGCTACTGTTACTCATCAAGAGCATAAACACATCGAATTGCCGCCCGGTAAATACAGAGTTGGTCGCGTTTTAGAATACGACCATTTTGCAGAAGAAGCAAGGAGAGTTCAGGACTAAGATGCCTGATAGATTCAAATTGCCCGGACGTGGATATTTCGGCGAAGGCGCGAACGAATGGCCGCCGCCGCGACTTTGCCATGTTTGCGATATTAAGTTGGACGATGAGGAATATACAGATTACCGAAAGTGCGACGGCTGCGGTATGGCGGGTTGTCAGCATACTATTGCTAATTACGACGATGAACGATTTAAGACTCAAAGATTGTATTGCGCGGAGTGCGCGCAGAAGATTGATTAAACAGAAAAATTTATTAAGAGGTAATAATGATTAAGTTTGTGAAAGACAGTATACACTCAAATTGTTACGACGTGATGATTTTTGAAGATGTGAATGACGTTATTTTCACTACAAAGATAGGCTATATTTTTTTGAAAGACGGGTATTATAAATTCACCAGTTCGGATTTATTGGACGAAAATGATTTGTTAAGGGCAATAGAAGTTTTGAGGCTGGCCGATAAGCAATTGCCAAAGGAGTGAAAGAATGAGTTTTGCAATAGGTTTGATAATCGGCGTGTTGCTCTCTGCTTGGTCTTTATATTGTATGTATATTGGAGGTGTACTTGAACAAAAAAGAGAGGATTGGGGTGGAAAAGATTAAAGTAGAGCCGGGAATTTATGAAGGCGTTTCGTTTGAGACGTATCAATCATGGGGTTGCATCAATAATTCTGTGCTGTCTATCATTGCCGAAAAGACCGCGCTTCACGCGCAGGAATATATATTGAATCAGCCGGAAGATACAAAAGCATTTCTGGTGGGCGGCGCGTGGCACACTGCGATATTAGAACCCGCATTGATGCAGCAAAGATATATCGTCGAGCCTGATTGCGATGAGCGCACAAAAGAGGGCAAGGCTACGATGGCTGAATTTGAAAAGAATGTCGGCGATAAGAAAATACTGGACGCGCAGGAATTTGATATAATAGGAAAGATGGCAAAAGTTTTTCGCGCACACGATGTTTTCAAATATATCAATGAGGGCAAGGCGGAAGTTTGCATTGTGTGGCAGGACAAACATACCGGCTTGATGTGTAAAGGCCGCATTGACTACGCAAGGGCAGCGCAGGCGTTCTTGTTCGATTTGAAAACTACAACCGACGCTTCGCCGACAGCGTTTCACTTGATGTGTAAAGGCCGCACTGACTACGCAAGGGCAGCGCAGGCGTTCTTGTTCGATTTGAAAACTACAACCGACGCTTCGCCGACAGCGTTTCAAAGGTCTTTGTATAACTATAGATATTTTCAGCAAGCGGCTTTTTATTGCGACGGCTGGCAGGCATTGACAAACGATATGCCGACTTTTGTATTCATTGCAGTTGAGAAGTCCGCGCCTCACGCGATAGCAGCTTATGAGTGCCACGAGAATACTATTGCCGCAGGCCGCAAGGCTTATATTGAGGCAATTACAAGATACGCTGAATGTCTTGAGACCGGCAAGTGGCCGGGTTATTCTAATGTTCAAATGATGAATCTGCCGAATTGGGCTTTAGATAAAGAAGGGTTTTCTAAACTGGATATGTCAAATGAGTAAATATAAACGTAAATACGAACAAGGTGAAAGATATACTATTTGGTCAGATTTTTGCGATGATATAATCGCAGGCAAAGTTGTATTTTTCAATGGGGTCGCAGTACCTTCCGGCTGGATTCAAAATATGCAGATGATATCTTTATGGAATAATCATTACAACGGTAACTTTTCCAAAGCAAGAAAAACACAGGAGAATGAAAATGAGCAATGACATCGAAAAGAAACAGAATGGCGCGATTGTGCAATCGGAAATGACGGCGTTGCCGCCTGAAATACTTGAACAATTGATAATGGGCGGCGATTTGTCGAAATTGACAGTCCCTCAACGGCTCGTATTTTACAATCATCGCTGCCAGAATATCGGCATCGACCCTTCTTCCAAGCCGTTTGACTATATCGTGCAACAAGGCAAATTGCAGTTGTATCCAAATAATAGCTGTGCGCAGCAATTGAGGGCTATTCACAAGGTCAGCATAACTAATTGTGAAGTTACTCAAACTGAAACTTCCGTAATGGTTAAGGTTACTGCGCAGGATTCATCAGGAAAAACGGATTTTGATATCGGAGTAATTTCAATAAAAGGACTTGCCGCAGATTTTGTTTCAAACGCCGTAATGAAGGCGGTTACGAAGGCCAAACGCAGAGTAACGCTGTCTATCTGCGGACTTGGCAACGATAACGGCGAAGAAGATATTGATTACGCGCGAGTTGGAGATATGCCGCCGCAGGAATGTAAATCGAGTTTTCTGCTCGAAGATAAGCCGAAGGCCGAGCCTAAAGTCGAACCAAAGAAACCGGAAACTAAAGTGGTTATCCCCGCGCAAGAGGCTGACTTTATGCCGATTCAATCCGAGCCATCTATCGAAGACCAACTGAAAATTTTTCTGAAAGAAATGGCGACGCAAGGCTGTATTATTCACAAAGATAAGAAGTCGGGCGATAAACTATTTGTAATGGTTTACGATAAAGCTAAAGAGGATGGCGAAGGTGCAGTTAAGCATGGCATTGAATGTCTTCTTCCTATCTCTGGTGAATCTGCTCTTGCAGTTGCGCAAACGTTGTGGGAAGATTACAATAAGAAAAGTTAATAGGCGAATATCTGGCAGTGGCGGAATAAGACGCAGGGGTGAAATGCTTGGCTTGCCAACCCCATTCAGGGCGGAAAACTGCAATGTGCAGGATGTAATTTCCTGCCTGTCAGATTAAAATCCACAGGTGGCTTCGGTGGTCTTTCGCGGAGAAGCCAAAGGTTGCCTTTGTCGGCGTACCTCGAAACCATCCGCGATAGCATTTGAAAATTTAAAAGGAGGCTTCTATGAAAACGATTATTTTTGTAATTCTGTTTTTAAGTTGTATCGCCTTTTGCCAGAGTCCGCCGCTTGGAGAATTTGACCATTGGCAAATATATTGCCCCGACAATTCGGAAAATCCGTGGCCGCTAAGTTATAACTGGGCGTTGAATTGGTGGGAAGTTGCGGATACCGGAACGATTAACAATGGCAAATTCAACAGGTATGTGGTTTTCTTTGATTCCGATATGCAGCCTGCTATTGTCGGTGGCCTTAAAGTAGTCGGGAAATTGTCGGACTATTTTAATTTTTCAGGGCCGCAGTACAGGTGGCAGGTTCAGGAAAAAATAATGCTTACAGGAAGCGCGTATTCAAGCAGGCATACTTTCAGAACATACACTGAAAAGGGAACTGGAATTGCAAAATTCAGCGTCGGAACGGAACAAATGTCGATAGGCTATGTCAATGCGATGGCAAATATAAGTATACACACTCCGCTTATGCCGCAAATTGAAACAATGGCTACTCGTTGGTATAATCAGAAAGTCGGAGAAGATACACCATATCCTATTTATGCAACTGAATACGATATATGGCACGAAACAATGCAGAGTAATTCTATAAGCGATATTGACCAGACCTTCTTATCCGGCCTGTCCTCGCCGTTTGTGCAATGGCGAAACAGCGATAATACCGTCGCAACTAAATTATTCGCAGTGCCGTTTGACGGTAACGATATTGATGAACTACTCGCCGCTGCAACGCCTTATTACATTTCGATTGCCGTCGATTGCTCATTCTTTTATCCCAACCACCTCACTATTGAACTGGCAGATTCGCAGAGTTCCTCATTTTTACAAATACATCTTGCGGGAATATCGGGTTCGAGTGCCGTCTATCACAGCGATAATATAATCCTCGTAACCGATAATTCTGCAACAGGTGAATTTTGGGATATGAACGGCGATAGATTCTTACTGATACATACTGCAACACCACTGTCTCTGGAAATGTCGGAATACACTTTCGAGGAATTTATCGAACAATGGCTCGATATGATGGAAGAAAATAACTTTGTGTCCTTTGCGCAAAAACAAAATAACGGCGTAAGCAGTATTCAAAGATTATGCGCAGGCTGGTTAAAGACTACAGAGAAATATGATTTTGACGATTCCGGTATTACGGATTTCAAAGATTATGCGGCATTGTCGGTTTCAACTGAACTTATAAATGAATTAAAAGGCAGATTAAATTGACTCATTGCTCTAAGTGTTGCATAAATCCACAATGTGCAACACGGCGGCCTGCCGTGTGTTGCGGCAGGCGGAATTATATTATTCGTTATACAGGCGTAGAAATGGATTCTATGTGCTGTAATCATATACCCGCCGAACCGTAATTAGGCGGGTGAATATAAACATTACAGGATAATGAAAAGATAAAACATGGCAAAGAGTGAAAAATGTCCCAACTGCGAAGAAACCGTGTTTGTTGTCGGCAATTTATAGCCGGAGATGGGGATGCTGATATATCTGATAAGGATTTCGATGCTAATAGGCATTGCGTTTATTGCGGCGATGGTGAGTATGATATTGTGGAAATAGAACAAGAGTAGCAAATGATTACACGAACAAGAACAGAAGTGCTTGAAATGATTAGCTGGCTGCAAGAGAAGATTGACACTTACGAAAACAAGATGTGTGAAACTGGTCGGGGTAATTCTATGTGTACTTCTCAATGTGAATCATCGCGGCAAGAGTATGCTGGCTGGATTGCAGAAGCAGGGATGTTGCTGCGAATGTTGAATGACATAGAAAACGGTAAAAAAGAATTAAGCAAGAGGTCGCTATGGGAATGATTAGGCGAATACTGTGTTGGTTGGGCTGGCACTTTAGAAAGGAGAAATTTTTATGATTTGGAAAAAAGACTTATTAGAACAGTTGGGTATTCTTGAGAAGAAGCAGAGGTAGATGATGGCGGACTGTGAATGCGGGAAGATTGTTGCTAATGGCGTATTATGTGCAGACTGTTGGGCACGGATGGAAAATAGTAAAGGGCAAAAACATTTATGGAAAAAAGAATATGTTGACCATGATATTTCTGATTGTGAGAGATGTGCACGCTGCGGCTGCACAACAAATCAAGATTATCCTGAATATTGTATTACTGAAAGCGAAAGGAACTGGGAACAATGCCGGAAGAAAAAGCAGAATTGAGAAAGTTGCTCAGGGATTTTTCCATTGGCGGGGCAGCCAGAAGACATGCACATTTACACAGTGCAGGAATTTCGGCATTACAAATCCTTGACCTTCTTGATGAGAACGACCGCCTTGAGAGCCAAATAAAATCTGACGCTCAAGATTATATTGATAGCTTAGGCGTTAGAGACGGTCAGGTGGCGAATTTGAAATCTCTTAACGCCCGACTGGTGGAGATGCTGAAGTGCATAGTTGAATATAACAAAGACCATCAGCCAGTAAACGGTCAGTATCTTATTAGAAATGACATGTTTGTTAATCTCAACAATCTTTTGAAGGAGTGCGAAAAATGATTAATACTCCATGCCCTAACTGCAAAGAAACTATTAAATACTGCGCTTGCATGAGAAACAAATGTGTTCGTTGTGGCAAGCCTGTGGGAAACGATACTTTTACAGTTTGTGATGAGTGCTGGGATAAGGAGAATTATGAATAAGAATGGTTACGCGAGGTTGAAGAGGCAAAATAAGAAGTTATGTATGCAAATAAAAACACAAAATGATTACATTGACACGTTGCTTGCGTCGATAGAAAGAAACAAAAAACCAGAATGTCAGCATGAATTTAATATGCCCATCCCAGGCGGAATAATCAAATCTATGACGTGCGTTAAGTGCAACACGATAGTTTATGTAGGAAATGCAACTGCAAGTTAGTGTTTGGTGAGCCAAAATGATTCATTACCTATTATTAAAAGGGAAAACATATGAGCACCTTTAACCACACCAAATTTCAAGAACTTTGTAAAGACCCGAAGGCTAACGACAGACTTATCCGCATACGCATTGCGGAAGTGATACAGAAGAAGCCGTGGAAGCACGATGGAATGATAGGAGACCCCTATGGTATAGGTCAAGATAATTGTTCTAAATGTAATCCTCATGCTTGCATATTATTATCTACCCCTTGCCCTCACCCCGACCCAGTAACCGGCAGTTTCGCAGACATTGCGTTTGAGTTGAGGGATAAGGTATCTAAGCTCAAATACTCTATCGCCCTTGAACAGTTGTCGCATAAAGACTTTACAACGATAGATTACGCTCATTGGCTGGAACAAATACCGCCAATAGCAATGATAACCGCCGCCCTTATGGCGTGGACGGAAGGCGAGGGAAAATGAAAAAGCGAATGACAAAAAAATTAACTGCCATGCTTGATTGCAGTTCTGGCGGTCATTGTACGTCCTGCCACGACCTTGCTATAGAATTACTGTCAGACATTATTTCTTCTGTCATCCTGACGAAAGAGCAGGCGATAACGATACGTGATTGGGACGAGAGTGCCAACTTTGAAAATATTATGTCGGACATTGATGGGCAGTTAGAGGAAATAAAATGAGTCCAGAGCCTCGAAAGCGTCCTGTGGAAGAATGTTGTGGAAAGTGTAAGTATTTTGATTTCGGTTGCAATAGGTCGATAATGACTATAGAGTCGAATACGCGCGCGAACGATATTCATAGATTTAGTTATCGCTTAAAAGACCCCAAAATAGAGATGGATTGGTGTTATTTTTGGGAAAAGAAGCATAAGGAGTGTAGCAAAACTGCCACAATGCCCCTAAAACGCTCCACGATTGCGCAGGATAGACGATAGGGGGATGAAAGGGAAATTCTATGAGCAACTTGCCCGACGAGCCTAATCTAACCAAGTGCTATCTAATCCTATTAGCGTTAATAATTATCACAATTATTATAGCCTGCCTGATGATGAGATAATGCAATGGCGGCCTGAAGTGCACCGCCATTGTGAGGAGGGGAAAATGACGCTATTTTTCAATAGTTTTATTTATCGCCTTAATATCGCCATGAATACCCTGTATAAGCTGCCTGTTCATTTCGCTTCTTGAAAACAATTCCTTATCGCCGTTAAGCCGCTGACATTCTTCTGATTGCAATGAGGCTCGAATATCAATAATCTTCTCCTCGACTACCGTTAGCCGTGTGAGCATGATTCCGATATTTATGCCCCACCCAACGAGCATAATAACTATAGTTAGAATATTCATGGTGTTTCCGTTGAGTTTCTCAATGATGCTTTTCGTCATGGTACTACTTTCCTTCATTGTTAGGTTCATCTGTAAGTATTTTAAGGCTTTCCACTAAAGCCATATATTGTGCGTGAGGCAAAGAGACCGCTTCAATTAGTTGTGCAATGTTTTGTGCCGCTTGATTCCTGTCCATTTTCATTTTCCTTTTAATAAATTATGTTCCGCCAATCATTACTATTGATAAATTAACATGGTCAACTACTACTGTGATATTATCGACATCAGAACCTACACCAACCCCTATAACTTCTGTCCCATTAGGACAATCTATTATCGCTGTCCCACTCATCGGAAGTTGTCTATTTGCAATTGTTGTTTCAACATGATTTCTTCCCGCTGCCTGCAATACTGTTGTGCTGTCTATCATAATTCCTCCAAGAACATGGACATTTGCGCTTGTGGCCTCGCAAGATACAGCCCAATCTATCTTATATCTTCCTGCTTTGGATATTGTGAGAGTAGTTCCCGCATCTGTGTAAGTAACCTCATTAACTTCACCTGTAACGCAATCGGTATCAGCTATTATCACATACTGAGGTGCGGCCAAAGCTCCCGAACTAAAAGCAATTTCGTTACCATAAAATGAACCGTAAGGCAACCCCGTTCCGTCCCCTGTCCAGAACGTATCGCCATCAGCCTCAACAGATAATTTTGTGGTTGCGCCACCCGCGTCCATTCCGCCTGTTAAAGTCGATAGTCCTGTTACGCCGAGCGTATATGGAATAGTTACTGCTGCATTTAAGGCAAGAGTTTGGTTTGCTGGTGTTGCATTGCAAACTCCATATATAAGAGAGCCTGTCCTGCCGGCGGCCTCCGTAGTCCTGTCTATTGTGTCGATGAATACTTTATAATCTCCTGTTTCATATCGACCTGCATAATAACCGAGGCCGAGACAGTAATCTATTGCCGTTCCTTCACCTAACGCCCTCGCTCCAACGGCAGTATTTCCTGCTCGTGTGCCCGCCGCATTTCCGAGCGCTGCGAATCCAAAAACGCTGTTATAAAGTCCGCCTATAATCGCATGGGATGAATAATAACCTGCCGAGGTATTTCTAAACCCTCCCACAAGACTTTCAAAAGTAAATGCGCCTCCACCCCAATTTTCGTAACCGGTAGTTAATGCAACAAGGCATCTATAACCCGCTCCGAAATTATTATAGGCCGTCGTCGCAACTGCGCCACAAGAGCTGCCCAAGAATGTGTTGTTCCATCCTTCGAATGCGGCTGAATGGGCTAAATTAGTTCCACCATCGCCAATAACAATATTTCTCGTACTGACCGGTTGTGCTATGATTTGAGTTCCTGCAAGTTTATAAACAGAGTTTATCGTTGTTCCGACATTTAAACTTATTCCATCAAACGTCAAATCCGCACTATACTCAAAGCCGTTATTCGTGCCGTTGATGAATGGAATCTGATTGTCCGTGCCAAGAAGATTAAGCGTAAAATCATTTGCCGCAGTCATTGTAACTATGGATGGCGAGGCATAGACAAGGCCTGATAAGTCAATGATGTTAGGATGTAGAACGGGGAAAAGATTCATTCTGTATTAGCCTCTCTTATTGCAATCCTGCGAGCCTTAGCTTTTGAGTCAGTTATGATTTCATTTATTTTTTTAATTTTGTTTGATTCAGAAACATCAGGCCATACTTCACGACTTATGAGCATAGACAATTTTTGATTAAGAATTTCAGCAGCCTTGTTTTGATATTTAATAAAAGTTTCATCATTCATTACAACTTCACCGGCACGTCGAGATAATCCTAAATCAATGCCATAAGTTTTAAGTTCCTTTTGAATTTCGGGCGAAAGTTTTTTTTGTACTTCTTGCCCAGCCTCTTTTTCCCGCTTAACTATTTCGGCCACAAAGTCATAATCTGTTCTTCCTGCCATTTCTTTCTTGCGTTTCATCTCGGCGGTTTCAAGTTCAGTTTTATATTGCCGATTAAGCCGTTTCATATCTTTCGGAACTAAATCTTCCCAATTTTTTTTATATTCTTTCTGTGCTATTTCGTCTCTAAATTTAACAAGTTCCGTATATGCGCTTTCGGGATAGGTTTGAACGCCTATACCCGTACCAGATGCGGCAAGCGCGCCTGCGCCACTGCCAAAACCTTCCTGTTGATATGCCTCGATAGCGTCTCTAAGGAATAGGAATGACAGATTTTTTGGAATCGTCCATCGCCTATCTATTTTCTGTCCTGCAAAATCCTCACCAGTCCATAATTCAGAAATCATATTCGAAATAGGAGCTTGCTTGGATTTGGCGAATCTCTTTAATTCTTCCCATCTCACATCGGAACTTGACCAATCCCCAACAATCTTGCCTGCCTGTGTTGCTCTATAACCACTTATTATTCGCAACATTTCGCGGAAAGTTGAGGCTATGCCCGCCGTAGTATCATAACGGCTATTGCCTATTTTTACTTTATAGAAATCGCTGTGAAGTGGATTAAAAATATGCTCGTTACCATCAGGGTCTAACATATAAGCCGTCAAGGCCACTGTTGTCTGCGCGCCCCAAAATGCTGCGAATGTTTTTGCAGAAAGTTTTCGCATTTCGGGACTTCGATTATATTGCCTGACAAGAAATGCTATCGGATTCAAGTCGCCTGCCACCCTTGACCATGCAAAGCGAGGACTGTAGGATGCAAGATTTAGTATAGGTAATAGTTTTTTCATTGCCCTGCTCTTGCCCGCCTCGCTTCGACCCGTCAAATCGCTTATCCATCCGGCAAGTTCTTTCAACTTCTTATCGTCTTCGGCATTTGGATTCTTGCGATAATTTTTAGTTAATTTCCCTTCCGCCTCCCATTTACCAGATACAAGTTTCCACAATCTTAATCGCGCCATGTTTTGAGGTTCTACAAAAGCAGCTTCACCACGTTTTATAAGTTCGCCAACAATGGGAGTTTTTCCGGGCAACTCGGAGATGAAGGTTTCCTCGGTTAAAATCGACCCCGCCTTAGCATATTGAACGCCATACCTTGCCGATAATTCAAAATCAGGGTCAGCGTTCATTTCTGTCCTTAATCTCTCGGCAACAATCGGGTCTTTATAAGCAGCTACAGTATTTTTGACAAACTTGCCATATTCCGACGGAGATACGGCCAATATGGGTAATCCCTGTCTACCAATCGACGATATTTCACCGCCTGCCTGAAAACCTTTCAATGCGCCTGCAACCTCCTCTACCCACCACAAGGCTTGGTCTGTGTAATTCATTTTGCCCATAAGTGGCCGCACGAATTCGTCTCCCCACTGCGCCCGAAGAAGTCTTATTTCTCCCCTTGTCGGAACATAACCATTAAGGACTTTCTCAAAAGCCTTTGCAGTATTAAGTGAAGAAAAGAATTGAGGGTCATGCGGTCGAGTATAAATATCATCATACATCGCATCCGTTTGTTCCTGTGTGAACTTATTTCTTAAAGGCTCAAATTCCGGCCTCTGATATTCTGTGAGTTCACCTTTTAATTCACGCAATCCTGCCCCTACGCGCCGTTCGCCTGTCGCAGTCATAGATGCAGACTGCGCCTTTTCCATGCGTTTGCCAAGTTCTGCTGTCTTTTCTGCCTCTATTTCCATTCGGGGCACTTTGGCGGTTTTAAGATGTTTGGCGGCAGTATCAATCAACACTGGCAATTCGGTCATTCCTAAATCTTTTGTTTTACCTTTTTCAATAAACTTACCTTCAGTTGTTACATATCCTTCCTTGCCCGCGATATTTTCAAGTTCCCAAAAATTCTGTCCTTCATATATCTTCCCTTCCGCTGTTTGAATAGCGGGAGATTTAATCTGGACAATTGGTTTTACCAATGCTTTAGGAGCTTCTGATTTTCTGCCCGCCATTGCTGCGCCAGTAAGTGAATTGATAGCTATTTCTTCCGGCGTTGCGCCTTCTAATCCCGATGCCGCGCCAAATGTACCACCTGTCAAACCTCTGCGAACAACGGGACTTTTCAAAGCAGAATAAAAGTTTAACAGTTTGCCAAGAACATATCTTTTTGCTCCACCTATAGCAGCACCCGCCAAAGTAGATTCTCCTTTTTTATATGACTCGGCTGCGCCCTGCGCAGCCGCTAAGGGGATTCCATAAGAGGCTTTGCCAAATTCGATTACTCCCATTGGAATCGCGCCAAGTGTTCCACTAACTAATCTCTCCACTGCCGGAGTACCTTCTCGCTGCATTACGTTTTCCCAATAATCTGCTTTGTTAATCAATTCATTGGAAATGTCTTTGAAAGTGCCGGAAGTTCCAATGGGAACAATGTCATTCATCCATTTTGCAATATCATCGAGACTTTCAAAGAACATAGATGTCGAAAGTAATGTGCCTTTGGCAAATGGAGCAAATGTCTTTTCATCTATATTCGCGCCCGGATAACCAGCCTTTAATCCACGCATAATAATATCGCGGTAATTTATTCTCTCGTTTCTGTCCTTTTCAAGTTCTTGCGTGTGAGCTTCAGTAAAAGGAATTTTATCAGCAATAGCTCTTTCATAAGCCTTGCCAGCCAAATCGGCGGCCTCTAATTCATCGGGTTCTGAAACAGCGGGTTCGGCAACATCTCCAAAGATTGTCTGCGTGCGATTAGTCGGCGTGGCAACTTCCTCAACGGTATCTCCAAAAACAGTTGTCGCCATTATTTCTTAGTCCCCACATTTCCCTTTATGTCCTTATACTTTGCGCCTTTAGGCAGTGCATCATATTCTTCTTTTGTCCGTACAGAGATTATTTGTGGTGCGCCTTGTAACGTTTCTCTTACAACTTGTTCCGGTGATTTCTTAGACCATAATGCAGCAAGTCCATAACCGGCTTTTAATGTTTCGACAAGCGTTGCGTCGGGGTGTTCATCCTGCCAATCTATAATTGCAGCCTGAAAATATGGCTCTGTTTCTTCATCAAAGCCAATAGATTGCTTGTAAGCATCCATTGTGAGATTAAGGGCTTTGGCCTTCGCAGAATCCACTTTCTTATCTATCGAGAGCATAAGCGAATCATAATCGTCAATGCTCAACTTGCTATTGTTGTCGATAATCTTCTGCCTTAAAGAAGACATATCAGTTTTATTTGCCTTTGCTTGGTATATCTGTGTTGTCAGATTGGCTTTTAATCCGGCTTCGCTTTTAACATCAACATTGTTCGTCCATTTCTCAACACGGTCTATCATCACGCGGGCATTTTCAGGCGTGATATTAGAAGTCTTTAACTGTTGAATATACTGTTCACCAAGTAACTGTCTATCTGCCGTAGATACTGCGCGATTTTTGTGCATATCAAACAAAACGGCGTTTTCTATATTATTTGAATCTTCCTTATTCACTTTATTTATGAGCGATTGCAATTTAACTTTTGCTTCGAGTTGAGGCTCGGACAATTTTTCGTCGGGTAATTCTTTTATTAAATTGGCTGCGCGAACATGCGCCTCATCTGAATCGGACAAAATACTCTTTTGAATAATTGTAAGTTTCGATTGTATTGGGAAATTAGCAATCTTATAATCGGCCTCTGTTTTACCTATCATTCCCGTATCAACTGCAAGTTGCTGACGCTTTGCATAGTTAAAAGCGTCGCCCGTTTCAAGGTCTGCGCCGTCCTGCGTTTTCATACGAACATTTAAATCTTCATGTATCTGCCTTTGTGATTTTGAGTTCCACCAATAATTAAATGTGGGCGCAAAATTATTTCTTGAAATCTCAATCTGTTGTTGAACTTTCGGGTCATCAGAAGTAACAGCATCCATCTTCTTAAAGGCTTCTGCCCTAAGTTTTTCTATGGCCGATTGGTCTGATGTTACAGGAATTGAATCAAGAGCATCCTGCGCGTGTTGCCGCATTTGTCTTTCTTTTTCAGAGAACTCTATTGCTCTATCAGCATCTTTGAGTTTCCCATAAACTTGTCCAAAAGTAGTTGCTGCGCCACTAACCGCTTCGCCTATCTGCCCCTGACCTGTTCTTACATCAAAATTATAAGGCACTGCGCCCGTTCTGCCGCTTGGTGCTTGTTGCGAGTATTGTATTGGAAATCTTGAAGCCATATTATTTCTTTCCGCCAAAGCCAGTTAGAAGGGATTTGTATTTTTCATTCTCGTAAATAGTCGAGCCTGCCGACGTTGCGCCTCCGATATACGAACTTATAGCAGCGTTCTTACCTCTCTGTCTTGCTAACTTTCCGCCCATTCTTTCACCTGTCGCGGCAGAGCGTAACTGCTGTGCCTCAATAGAACCCTCATAGCCGGTCATAAGAATATCGCGTTCCGATTCAGACGCCTGCCTTGCAAGTATTTCAAGCGGTGCGCCTTCTGTGCTTACTGCTCCAGATGCACCTAAACCCGCTTTAAGCCCGCTTGCATATCTTTCAGCTTCTTCAGCCTGCCTTGCCTGCTTATATCGTGCCGCTTGCTCTGTGGCGGTAGCCTGACTTTCATAGACCTTTGCGTTGTATTCGGCGAGATTCTGTGCGCTTTTGCCCTCTGCATTTGCGGCCATACCGCTATAAACCGCACCGCCAACTTGTGCTATTGCTAATGCCGTACTTGCCATTTCACTCTTCCTTTATCTTCGCATAACACCAACTATCACTGCCGTCCTCGTTATATTTCTGATGATGACCTTCGCATGAGAAGCCAAGATGCACGAGCATCTTCATAGCATTTGGAAAGTCATCCCTTGCCGTAGCTCCTATTCGCCACAGTTTCAATTCTTCAAAGGCCAAGTCTATCATCTTTCGTACAACTCGCAAGATTTCTATTGGATGGTCATTTGCAACACGGCTCATATAAATCCATGCTTCGCCAACACCTTCCCAATACTTTACAACACCGCCAACTGCAACTATTTCATCGTCAATATAACCTGTTTTAGCCCATCCGATAATTTTATATTTAGGATATTTGTTCTTTGCACCATCGACAGGATTGGCAAGAACGAAGTCAATATCTTCTTGCTTTGCTTCTTTAATATAAATCATCGGCTTGTTTGCTCCTGTCTTGGAAACATCGCAAGCAACGTGCAAGGAAGCGGCGCATCCGTCGATATAATGATGTTATTCTCAATAGAGTATCCACCATCCACAGCCACCATAACAGTACCAGTGAATAATCCTGCTATTGATGCTTTGTTTGTCCATTTAGAATCAGTGAAATCCACATCGTATAAGTTATAATCTTCTGTGCCAGATTTTATATTCTTTGAGTTTACAAAGGATAATCCCATTTCAGGTACACGAACAATGGCCGATTGCGATTGTCCTACGGCTGGATTCATCGGCTGCAACTTCGACCTATATGGCAAACCTATCTGAATTTTCTTTGCGGCAGTTGTTAAAGTAATATCGCCATTAGCGTCAACTTTGAATGGGCCTTGAACTACACCATCGGCAAGGGCATAAACTGTTTCACCTATCAAATGCCCTAAAGTTGTAACTGATGTTGTCGATGTTGCTGATGTAACAGTTAGTCCGCTATCGACAAAGAAGGCATCTTCGATGTCTGTAAATGTTCTCGATGCGAATTTCTCCAAATATGTAACTTCCGCGCCGTTGATAATCCTGCCAAGTGAAAGCCATATCTCGTCTTCGCTTGCGGCAGGTATTACACAGACTGACATTGCGATAACATCATGTCCGTAATATATTACAGGCTCATTCTCATAATATAAAAGTTCATCTTCCCAATATAGATACTCATCATATCTTAACGGATGCTTCGACCACGCGACAACATTCTGCTCACGGTCATAGACCATTGACACTAACGAACCATCTGCAAGAGTAGCCCATATTATCGTGTCGGGATTTCTTTGAATTGCTATAGATGTTATGCCTGAATATGTTATATGCTCGGCAAGTGCAGTCATATCTGGAGCAATGAATTGGCTTGCATCATTTTCTTTCGGCACTAACTCCCTGATTTTCCTGCCGACATAATCAACGAATAACACGGCCTCATTTATTTTTATCGGCTGAATGTTAGCACCGCCACATCGAGTTTGACGCTTAACCGCAAAGTTTGTCGGAGTAAGCGAAGTATCAAGTTTATTTGAGCCTATCCGCCATTCATCACCGCTTGTACCAACAAGTAAGGACTGTACGCCCTCTATCCATCGAATTGTATTTGTAGTTGGGATAGTCAAAGCAAATGAATCTGCGTCTTTTACACCAACTTCAAAATTCTCATAGTCGCTTGTTTCGGAAAGCCATATTGTATTAGACGCACCGGGGCTTCGTGTAAATGTTGAAATGAGCCATACCGTTGTAAAGTTCCATCCCACAAACGTAGCCTCTGTCTTCATCTGTGTTGTGTTTTTGCCTGTTGCGCTTCCGGCACTTGTCGCCCAATTACTTGTTTCTGTATCCCAATAACAATCATCGCAAGCAGTGCCAGTCCCTACAACTCCTGCAAAACCGCCACCATTTGTGGCAGGGGAGTAAACTTCTCCAGTAGAATAACAAGTAACTACATCCGTACTCACATCAACCGTCCCTGCGAAGCCACCGATATTTGCACTTGCGTCATTTATGCCGGATAAGCAGACAGTTCCATGAGCATAACAATTTGCTATTCCATTCAGTGAAACTTGCCCTACAAACCCACCAGTCTTATTATTTGTCGTGCATAAATTTTCAACATTTCCCTCTGCTCCACATTGAGTAAGGGCAGCAGAGCCAGCCCCGACTAACCCGATAAACCCGCCAACTGTAGATCGACTTGCAGATAAGGATGACACATTGCCATAAGCAAAACATTTTGTTATGGCATCAGAACTTCCATTTGTTCCTATGAATCCCCCAAGAACAGTAGTTCCAGTTACGTTGGCCGTAATATCCCCTGTTGCTGAACAACTTGTTATGGAAGTATCTGTTGCCGACCCTGCCCTTCCAGCAAATCCACCTATATTGACCGTAGATGACGCTGTCAATGTTACAGATATACTACCATCCGCCGAACAATTCGCACATGAACCGGCATTAGTTCCAAGTAACCCTCCAATATGTTGTTGCGATATAGATAATCCAGTAGCCGCAGATATTTCGACAACAGCATGGCATCTGATAAGAACACCATTTATGCTGCCTCCAGCCAAACCACCCACACCCCAAGTATCATGTGTTCCAGCAAAAGTAATACTGCCAGAAACGGATACATCTGTAATAGCAACTGTTGTGCCTGTTCCATCTATGAAAGAAGCTAATATGCCAACGTCCTTTTCTCCGGTTATATCAGCATTAAATATATTCAAATTTCGGACAAATTGCCCTCCTCCCGAACCGGCTAATGGCGCAAACAGCCCAACTCTATCTTGTGTTGGCCTATTGATATATAAATTGCTTATTGTATAGCCATTGCCTTCGAATGTTCCGGTAAAACCTGTCGAAGCTATGGGGTTAAATCCCTGATAAATGCCAGTATCCGTGCCTGTTTCATTCCATGTTCTTGTAGGAGAAGCGTCAATATCATTATGCAATACACAATCATCGGCAAGGTGGCCTGTACTTATTGCCTGCAATTGAGCTAATGTATAAATATCATAAGTTGCCATATTACAACCTCAACGAAGGATATTGTGCCGCACTAAATTCTTCATCTGTCAACGGCAGTGAAGCGCCACCATAAACTGCTCTGTCTTCAAAGAAATCAAATGCAGCAGGCCACCCCCTCGAATCAGACCATGCGCCCTCTGCCCATCGCTTCGTAGCGTCCGTAGAAGCTAATGCTGCAACTACTTCTACAGAGACATTAAAAACATTTACAAAAGCCTTAACTCGCACAATACCAGCCTGTGTTGGATTATTGACATTTATATCGGAACTTACTCCTGATGCAGTAGAGGTAACTTGGTAACTAACATTATCAGCATCTTCCGTTCCTGCAAACTGAATGTTCCTATCTCCCGCGCCGATATAAGTTCGATAATCTTCCCAATCCGAACCATTTTCGCTTCGTTGCAAAGTTACCGTTCCAGTCCATGTACCATGAGTAACGAAAGTAAATGTTCCCTTAACCGGCAAGACCCCGCTTGTAGCCGTTCCGGTTTGAGAAACTACCGTCAAAACGCGAGGGTGAATAAGTTGAAATAATGCCCCAACATGACTTGGCAAAAAAATATCCGAACTGCAAGTAAGCATACCGCTTGCCCCTATTCCGGTTGCATTACAGGCCAATGTAGCCGAACTATCAGGGTCGTTAATATCATTTCTTGTTAAAAATGGCCCACCTGTAAAATCTATTGTCTCAAGCGAAAATGTACTTGCACCCGTTCTTGATAATTTTCGCGGCTGATATGAAGGATGAACAATCCACATCACATCGCCAAGCTGGGCATATTTTAATTCAAACAAATGCGCTGTTAAATAGGGTGTGTCAATAGTAGCAACAACGCTGTCGCCATAGAATATGCGCGCGTACTCGTTGCCAAGCTCTACCTTATAGGCAATCGAAGCAGAATATATGAAATCAATTATACGGACAAATCTGTGCGCCATGTTTTAACTCGGTACTGTTGACGTTGCTATATAATAAAGACCCGGCCTGCGAACAGCGCAGCCATACGTTTGAGGAATATAGTTTTCTAAATGTCTGCAACCCGCAGAATGCTTTTCGACATCGCTTCTTGCCTCGATTAAGGGACTCAACTCGCCGCTATTAAACGAAAGTATTGGCGTATTCTGTGCCATATTCAAATCCCGATTATTCTTGCGCCTTCCGCATCGGCAGTCGTGTCATCATAAACGTTATTTACTCTTTGCTGCTCTACAATAAGCAAGTCAACATTTGCGTCGATAATATCAATCTTAGCCTCTATCGCTGTTGCAGAAATTTCAGGCTTAAATTGTCCTTGTCCTACAATTCCTAAAACGCTATCGGTTACGATAACAAAATCAGCCGCAACTAAAGCCGCGTCCGTTGCGCGATAATAACCAGTGCCAGCCTGTTCAGGTAAAGATGTTCCAGCTGCCGTTCTTACAGTGCCACCCGGCTGATATGCACCATAGGTAAGCGTTCTACCGGAAACAAAACCAAATGTAATCTCATAAGCCATTTAAAATAAATACCCGAACACTTCTATATCGCACGTTAAAGCCGCGCCATTCGCTTGAGTAATCTCAATTGAGAACGTACTTCCCGCAGGCACTATATCAACTGTAACCGGCGTAGCGGCGGGCACAGGCTGTAATATAAGACATTCATTCGCATAATTGGCCGTCAAGCCGCTTAGCGTTTGGTCGCCAAGAAATTCATCGCAAGCCCCACCGCCAATACCAAGCGTTACGATAGGAGGTGTTGCGTGGTCTGCCGCAGAGAAGTTATGCAGAATTGTCATAACAGGTAGAAAAGAAAATCCTGTTGGTGATGTATATAATATCGCCTCTGTCCCAGCAGTTGCAGCAAGATTAACGGATGACACAGATGAGACTAATGCCAGAGATTTAGCTTTTAAATCCGCCATATCAATATCCTCCGCCTAAAAGTGTTGACTTGCCCGTATTGGGCGTGAGCGCGCCGGTCAAGAGAGTTTTCTGATAACCACTTGCCCTGCGCGACTTCTTCATCATTTGTTCCTCTGTCTCCGGTGCAGTATCAGGAACGGCAGTAGGCGCAGGCGGGGGCGGCGGTTTTACAGTCTTGGGCTTACTCATTACATTAGCCTCTTCTTTCTCATAAGTGCGGCCAATTCATCTTCGCTCATTTCATCAAGCTGCTGACGATAAGACTTCTTAGGTGCTTCCTGTTTCTTTGCAGGCATTTTCTTCTGCTCGCCCTTGACCTGCCTTAATACTTTGTCTGCATCTGCGGAATACGCTCCACCTGCTGTCATTCCCATAGAAGCCGGGGGATTTTTAGTTTTCATAATCTTGTTCCTTGCTCGAATCTTGAAAGATTCCAGTCGCTTCGTCCTGTATCTTCTAATTCCTTTGATGTCATTTGGTTTACGCTTCGCACTAATTCCTGCCGTTCATATTTCAAATCTTCTTTGATTTGAGTCGTGTTAGTTCCGGCAATAGCGCTTATCAGTCTCAATGCAATTTCGATTATCAATAGCTCCGTAAATAGCGGGTCGAATTTTGTAGTGTCCGTAATCTTTGATATGTAAATGAAATTCACATCCGTTTCATCGGTAAGGAATTTACTGCCCTGAATATCCCAAAGAATTTCGGGGTAAGCGGTTTCTTCTTCCCAATTCTCAAACTCTTTCAGATAATCTGCCGGCAAATCATATTGATAATCGTATTTGAATTGCGGCGTATACGTCGCTGCGGCAACTACTGACCAGTGCGTGCCATCGCTTGCCGGATGAGTTGTTGAGCCGCTAAATGCCAATATACACTTATACAGCAATCCTAAATCCCACGCATATTGGTCTGTCGTATATGCTTCGCTTTCAGTAAAGTCGCTTGATAATTTCAGGCTCGTCTTAGCAAATCGCCAGTCGAATGTTCTTAACAGTGAATCTCGTGTCTGCTCATAATGGCGATTTGCAGATTCGGCCTCTACCGTAGATTGATTCGATACGGTTATCTTCGTAGAGCCTATCCTGTCAAGGCTCTGGTTAACAATGACAATCTCTGCCGATGTCAAACTCATAAGAGTTCTCCTTAACTGCCTTGATGCTGTTCAGGATACCATGCTTGGTCGAGAGTAACTTTTGAAGTCGGGTCAACTAACGCCCAATTTACTTTACTGACAGAGTTTTCCGTAGTCGTTGACGAATTACCAACTGCGGTTACAGTTCCTGCGCCGCCATTTTTGTCCGGCCATTCAATATCGGTATAAGTTCCGCCGGGGTCTGTGGCAGATGTTATTTCTGTACTATTCGTAGCGGCAAACTTTTCTGCCATCAAATGAATGTCCTGCCTTGTAAGCGTCTGCTTAAAGGGGTTATTCATAATATACCATATAAAAGACCAAAATGTTACATCTGTACTCGCTGCCATAAAATTCTCCTTTAATCGTGCTTGAAAATTCTTCTATAATTTTCATCGTAAAGTTTTTTATTTACAGGGCGAAACGAATCGCCCTTGCCGTAGCTTGTCGCGCGTGAAGTTTTAGGTTGCCCATCCCTGTCGGTATAGCCCGCCCTGTGAGTTCTTTTATTGACTTCTTCTCTCACGTTCTTTTCTGATTCTGTCGGCGGTATTATTTCCATAAAGTTAGGGGCGGCTTTTACACCGCCCCATTTCCAAATTAAAACGAACCTTGCAGCATAAGCAACGGCCCAGAACCGGAAGCATCGCCAACCATAACAAATCCGGCATACTGACTGGTTGTAACCATTGGTGCGCTATAACCAGTAAGTGCGGCATTTATTTGTGGAAACGCATCAATACTTCCATCATGCCGCCAATAGGCAGCACCCATATAGGCAGCCCCAATGGTGGACTGTGGAGATACAAATGCAGGGCCACGAGTTTTGACCCAGCCAAAATAGGTATCTGTGAGCAACGCCATTGGAACGCCAATAAATCCTTGCGTTCCACCGGAATTACCTTGCGCGACAGAAGCATACGGACTGGCAAAAAGCTCTATGTTGTCAGTTGCGATAACAGCCGCCGCCAATGGACGGTCGAGGAACAATCTGGTAGTAGTCCCTGACGTTGCATCGTTGGCCTGAATACCGTACACCGAGCCGCCACTTGTTCCATCGAACAAAATTACATATCCGCCCGAATACTGGTCTTTAGTAATCGAGCCTTGTGTAATTGTAAGTTCGTTTGAACCGGCAGGTGAGGTAGTCCCTGTTACTTCGTAAGTTACAGCCGCAGCAGTAGCTTCGTCCCATACGCCAAGACCGTAATCTGTAAATGCAGTACCAGCCTTGACATACTTATAAATTGAGCCATCCCAAGAGATATGTCGCACACCAAGAGTAAATCTCTGTGAGGCATCATTCGTAGAAAGACCGAGATTGTCATTGCCAGTAAAATCTTTAGGCGACGCAGGCCACTCGATGGGATTGAATGGATATGGAAATTGTCTACTCATTGTGAACCTTTCCTTTCTTTATTATGCAGCGTCCAGAAGCATCTGAACTACCGCAGGCCCTTCCACTCTCGTCGCTCCGATACTAAGCGTGGAAAATACTTGTATCGAATTGCACAGGTCATTTCTGACGCTCACGTCAACTGTCGGCTCTTCCGCAACGGCAAGGACGATAGAATCCTGCGCGAAAGCAAAACTGCGAACTGCGCCGGTATCGGTCGTGTGGTTTGGCAGGCGGGTACTCATTATGAACTTGAAACCCATAAAGGTATCAATCATGCCTTGCGCCAACGCCTTGACGGTGTTATAATCCGAACTCTTAACTTCGGTTGTGTTAAGCAACTGGTTAAGATTATACGGATTAGTGAGGAAATAACGTTGTCTGTCAGCGTCAATTTCAGCATCGTCAAGAAGTTGTTTGGCGTTAAGCAGCTTTGCGATGGTAAGCGGGGTTTCCGTATCATCGTCATTGTCGCTGCCAGCCGCCTCAATCGTGCCGTCCGAATTGATAAGACGACATTCGCCCGCATCATAGTTATTTATCGTCGTCGCGCCTGCGTGGCCGCCATAAGCTGCGCCCCACAGTGCGGCGATAATAACATCGTCGATTTGACGATTGAGTGAGAACGTCTGATTTTGTGCGTACACGCTTTGCGGGTCGATAAGAAGTTTCAACTTATCCGGCTTGTCAATTATATCAGCCGGAACTACATAATCGACCATCGAAAGTTTTCGCCTTGAGTGGTCTGCATCGGAGATAGGCGTTGCTCCGTGCCTTGCGCCGCGCGGCTGGGCATCTTTGGGCCCAATACGCTCGACATACATTGTGTCGCCTGTTACCTGTTCCATGCGGCAACATCCTCTAAGTTTCGCAGGTTTCTGCTGCGAAAGCATGAGGATATTCGCCTTGAACTGGTCAACAAAGGCTATGGGGATTTGAAGACTCATCGGAATAACCTTTCCATTGTGTTATTAACTTTTGGCTCGGAATGATTGTCAGCACTCGCTGGTCAATCCTATTTAACGTCAGTTGACGTGTCGTTTACGACAATCTTCCGGGCTTCCACAATGTGAAAGTTGTCCGATTACTTATTACAACATATACACGCCGAAATTATATTGCAACATTATTTTTTCGCGTGTTTCGCTTCAAACATCTTTTGAACTTTTGCAACATAGTCTTTATGTCGAGGATGGTCGCGGTTCATGTACGGGCCTTGCGCTCCGCCTTCATTCATAATAGTCTTAATTTGGTCGTCTAAGTCGGCAGGCGTTGGAATCTTAGCATCAATGAGTTTTGCCTCTGAAAACTTACCGCCTAAATTTGAGGCAAATCGTATAAAATCAGGGTCATTGCCAAATTTGGCGACAAGCCTATCCTTAAATTCCTCATTGCCCTTTACGCCTTCCTCGATGGCAAGATTGCCAAGATGGATATTCTGGTCGTAGGCCGCGCCCCAATCCCTTTGCAGGCCGCCTTTGAGTTCAGTCATTGCAAGTTCTGTATCGGTTTGATGAGCCTGCAAATCTAAGCCAATATCTGCGGCGTATTCAGAAATAATCATATCGGCGGCCTTTTTGCTTATGCCTGCCTTATGAAACCGTTCCTGCCACTTCGTAAGACGTTCTGGCGGGAATAGTTCGCCCGGCAATCCTTCCGGTGCTTTGAGGCCATAATCAGCCGCAGTTTCAGGCCGACCGCCAGCTTTGTAATACTCATCCCATTCGCCCTGTGAGGAGTTTGCGCTGGGTACAGCAATCTTATTCTTGCCGACCATTCGTTGTGCATTTACGAGGCTCTTAAAGCCATCCTGCCACCTTTTGTACGGCTTGACTGCCGGGTCGTCCCTGATTTCAGGGTCAAGCTGACTTTGCCAGCCATCTTTGAAACTGCCATCGGGATTAACGTATGTTTCTGTCCCCGTTGCCGGTTTCGCTGCCGCAGCTGCCGCGTCTATCGAGGGCTGGTCAATTTGTCCTGCTCCATCATTTTCGCTCATTTTCATTCTCCTTTTTGTTTATTTCCGTAAATATCATCTGCATAAAATCTTTAGTTGTCTTATATTCATCTGTTCCTACTTCGTAGTTGGATAGAACGTCTGGTAATAGTTCGTATATTGCCCTGAAAATCCTAAGCCGTTCCACTATTTTCATTCTCCTTTTCGTTAAGTGCGTTCAATTCGCTCTCCGTTTCAATCTTGCGCTCGATATTGCGCCTGATATACAAAATAACAGACCTTGCACCCTCGTTAAAGGCCGTTTCATGCGAATTGTTCGACGTATAGCAACTTTGCTTTTCAAGACAGAATTTAGATAGCTTTTCAAGAACCCTCTTGCCCTGTTCGCTTCCGAAAGTCTGCTGAAAGTCCATTAAAAGCTGATATTCTTTTTGTTCCTGCGTAAGTTCCATTAACGGAAATCCTTTTGCCTATCAGTTATAATTATCAACTGCGCGCCACACTTTAGGCATTTACCATTCATATAACTACTAAGATGGGTGCATTGATATTTGATTTTTGCCCCACAAAAACACGTTGCATCCAAATCAATCTCATTATTACCTTTTCCCTCATCTGTAACAGTAAATGTGCAGGTCATTGTTTTTTTTGCCATTTACGCTCCCACTGCCTCCATAACTTGCTGTGCGCCACTGCCCTCCTCTGGCGCGCCGCTTGTATCTTTATACGCCTTGCTCGCCGTCATACCCATCTGCATTGCAAGTGCCTGCTGCTGCTGCATAGCTCTTTGCTCGCGTTTGGCCGCTCTTTCTTCAGACGTTGCAATGTCTTCGGCATTAACGCCAAGAGTATTGCCCATACGAACAATCGCATCGTCAAAATCAACGTTATCAAGAGCATCGGGTTGCATTGTGGCAATCTGGCCGACAACTGAAATCCATTCCTGAAATGCTCTATTTTGCTGACTTCGTAATTCGAGAGCAAGCGGGCCGACATATTCGATTCCAAAGGCCTGTCCCTGCATTTCGGCAGGCGGTTTTTCTACAACGCCATTCCTGATAAGCAGAAGTATTGAGCGAGTTATACATTTATCGAGCAATTCACCCCATATACGGCCTATTGGCGGGCCTATAATATGCCACGTCTGCCTGATACGCTCTCTGATTTCGAGCGTTGTACGTCTATCGCCTTTTAAATCGGCAAGTGGGGCAAATGCCTGCCTAAAAAATGCCCTATCAATTATCGCTGTTTGACGTTCAAGTGATTTTTCAGTTATTGGAAAATTGCCATTTACGCTGTCGAGAGCGCGAATTGAGTCCATCTGCTGGACGCGGTTTATTGCGCCCGGCGTAACTCTGACCTGACCCTCAAAAGTGTCAAGAACTTCGAGCGGCTGATTATTCCACTTATTGCCGCATTCGAGAAAATCCTTCATCATGCGATTTAGAACTTTGACCTGCGGCAAAATCTCCGTTCCTATTCCACGACCATCCTTTTCGTTGCCGGGGCGCATCCATCTTGCAGTATGGCAGGGATTTTCAGGATAGCCATCTTCGTAGGCGATACTCTTTTCTTTGACATTTACATAAATTGCCTCATACGGCATATTCAAAGTATCGGAAAGAAATTTGTTTCGTAGTTTGCGAAACGAAATTTTATGAATATACTCAAAATTCTCATCTTTCTTCTTAGGGTCTGCTGCACATTCCAAGACTTTCGTTCCGGCATTTTCGCCAAACTCCATCCTTGCCTGAAATGCGGAAAGTGTAACTTTTTCAAGTTTGCCGATAACATTTTTTGCAGCATCTTCAATAAGTACATAAGAGCCTACAATAGAAGCCCTGTAGTTCAATCCTGTCTCAACCATCCATTCTGAATAGATACTGCCCGGCCCAAAGACGATAAGAGAACGCAACACTTCGTCCATTTCAGTTATGAAGTTTGACGCGAATAGTTCCTCATGCGCTCTTGCCGTGAGCATGGACAAATATCTTGTAGTTTTATCATTGTTGTCTTCTTCTCTTTGCATCTTAATAGCAAAGAAAAGCTGACCTGATGGCAACAGGATTTGCTTTAATCCCGCCACCATATCCTGCATATCAAGATTAGCGGTCATATCGTAGAGTCTGTCGGTTCGATATTCTCCAACCGTTCTTGTCGTAGTAATATCAATGTATGGATAAATAAAATCTGCCGTATCCTGCCAGAGAGTTCTCACATTCGCCTGACGCGAGTTTTCTCTTTCATATTCAGCGATTATCTGATTTGCTCTTTCATCGGCTGGCATGTTGTTCTCCAATTTTTAAGATTATTTGAGAACCTAATTCTTGTATAACTTTATACCATTCGGGATATTTGAGTTCGCATTTTCGCAATGTTTTATATGCAATCTCTATATGCTCGACATCAATGTTATCAATATCATTGTTTCCGAACATAAACTTGACAGGATTATGCCCGTCAGCTTCAAGTTCCATCATAAATGGAAGCCATAGCAATACGGTATTCCTTTGTTCCTCTGTAATCATCAGTATTTCTTTTTCTTTTTTTTCCGTGCGACACTAAGGGCTATTGCGACAGCTTGCGACCGTTTTTTCCCGTGAGCCATTTCGGTTTTGATATTCCTGCCCACATTCTTCTTGCCAGACAAAAGCGGCATAACAACCCCCTATCTTCGGTACATTATCCACGCAACCTGATTTGCGTCTGCGCCGATAAAATACAACTGTTTTAGATTATCAACCGGCATTGGAATTGCCGTTGCGGGCGTTGTCGGTAATGCTATATCCGATGTAGTTGCGGTAGTGTATGACATATAAACCGTTCCGACAGCCCACACTCGACATGATTTGCACGGTATATCAGAACCCTGCACACTTGCGTTTGTTCCCGCAATTTTTGTGTAAGCCCAACTCGAACTTGAGTCAACTAAATTTGGCATATAATTCCTTTCTAAGCTACATGAGCATAATTGTTATCCGCATCTTCGACCGCAGATTTTTTATATTTATTGGCAACTGTCGCTATTCGTCCTACCGCCGCCGCTATATCGAAATATCCTAACGCATGACGGTAATGGTCGCCTTGTCGAGGGTTGCCTGTCTGTGAATAACGATATACAGTTGTCTTATTTCTGTCAAGTTCTTTGTGTTTTGCGCAGTTGCAAACTTGCTGCACAAATTCTTCTATTGCGGAACATATTCTTGGAAATACATAATTACCTTCGGATATCTCTCTATGCGTGTGGTCAAGTATTCCGGTACGATATACAGTCACAACGCCGGTATTTTCATTGAATTTCCTATCGACTGTCGGCGTATCGGTATATTGACATAACCACACTTTATTGCCGTAACCGCGTTCGCGCCTCTGGAACGCCCTTGCCTCGTCTTCATAAGGCCGAATATCAACTACGCTTGATTTAACATTGTATCGTCTTGCAAGGTCGCTTATCTCGTTAAAATCCTTTGCCTGAACAACTCTAAGCACTGCGAACTTATCGCTATTTATGCGACAGCCTATAACAACGTGCTTTACAATTCCAACGTCAACGCCCATAGCGCACGGGCCGGGGTGTCTCTCCGCCATTGCATCGTGAGCGCAGCATGAAAGTACGGTATGCCTTTGCAACTTATCTTCCGCGCTCGAATACGGCCTTCCTAAATCAAGCCTGTAAACATCACCAAGATTGCCCTGCGGCGGATTATTGAACTTTTGAAGGATTGCTGCCGGGTCGTGAAAGACGGTCGATAAATGGCTTATCGAATAACCTTCCATATCCTTGATTTCAGGATGGGTCGCAACCCATTCCGCCGAACCGTCTCCTGCCCACATAGGAACTGGCCGTCCGCATTTCTTACAGGCAACATATCCCGCAAACTCGCCATTACGCAATCTTTCATCTGCGTTACCGTATAATTTTACGCATTGCGGGAACTCTGACTCCGCGCAAGTCCATTCGTTGCAGGACAGGCACTTCCTATGCCAGTACATCTGATTTGAGGCTTTCCAGATAATATCAATATCCTCATCCTCTCCTCGCGGATTAGCGATATACACTTCTTCCTGAACCTTGCTATGACCCATACGGCCTAACGCCTTGAGAATAGCGTTTTGATTCATTAACGCGATTTCATCGAATACGCATCTATCGACCTGAATACCGGATAACTTTGAGGACTTTTCGCCGCCGCCGTCGTCGTCTGACGGTATCAGCGTTGCGCCTCGAAGGTATAGAAATGATTGCCCTATCTTTTTGAGTTTGACGTTATCTGCGGCTTTATTCATACCGACAGTACAGCCGATAGCAGCCGGATTCTGCTTGGAAAGAGTATCGAAACGGCTCTTAGAATAGTCCTGAACATCGTCGTTTGTAGGGAACATATACAAAACACCCTGCGGATAATGTCCGTATATCATTCCGTGAATCGTGGGTAAAATACCCATACATTCCGAGAATCCTAATCCGGTTGCTTTCATACAGCATTTACGTTTTGCAGGCGATGACATAGGTCGTATGATGTATTCGTGGTCTTTGAAAGTGAATAAGCCTGACCCTAACCTGATATGTTTTTTAGCCGCCCAATATGCAGGATTGACCGACAATGCGGCAAGTTCAGCTTTTTGTTCCGGCGTGTACTCTTTTTGAATAACAGCCATATCAGAAACCCCAAGATTCCTCTATCGCCTCGCAATCATTCATCGGTAGTTCTCCTAAATTATTTGGCGTATCAAACGGCACTCCCCCGCTATTCCACGTTACCCCGCCCGTTATCGTTCCGGTCAATGTCGCCGTTCCTGTACTTACGGGATTGCCTGTGCCCTCGTCAAAATTGAATGCCAATCCTGCTCCCGCGTCCGCTTCGTCATATTTCTTGCCTATGCCGTTATTGTAGATTGTGCTGACTTGCTCCTGCGTCAAGGCAATGCCTTTGTAAATACGAAGGTCGTCGAGAGAGCCAGAAAAATACCCTGAATAATCAAATCCAATTAGCCAATCATAAGGATTTGTGTCAAGCGAACCAACACCAGAAACATCCGTTCCCGTCCCAATGGCATTTCCGTTTACAAATGGAACACATACACCAGATGAATCATAAGAAAATGCGATATGCGTAAACGATACCGGATTACATAACGGCTGAATAATTGCTGTTCCAAGTGTCCCGGAAAGATTCAACCTGCATCTTGTCGAACTAAAATCAATGTTAAGTATCCCATCAACTGAAATTATTGGTATAACACCTGTACCTGTTTTCTTCGCCCAAAAACAAATACTAAAATCACCTGTTCCGAAATTCAATGTCGCATCGTTTGCTACGGTTACAATGCCATCCACGCCGTCGAATGTTAAATAATTATCTGCTATGAATCACCTCGCCAGTAACTGTCTCTCTCTCTTCAACCACCCCATTTACAATATCGCCAACAAGTGTGATGTACTCACTCATTCCAGACTCGGTATTATCGTCATTATCGGCATAAACCATAACAACATTACAAACAATACAGACAGAAATGCAAGAAAAATCTTTTATTTGAACGACATGCCGGAAACAAAGCGTTTATTATCTTCTTCTACGTCTTCATATCTCGCTTTGCCGAAAGTTTTCATGGCTTCGATTTGCTTTTTGATTTCTTCGGGCGTGGGGTCTGATTTGCAGACGCTATTAGATATGTGTTTTTTTCGAGGAACAGGTTTACGGTCTTTTTTCTGATAATTCGCCTTATACCACGCTCTTGCCCTTTTACAATGACATTGTTTGCAATATGAACATAATCCTTTTCCCGCCCTATTGAAGAACTTTTTAGTGGCAGGATAGATACAGGAGCAATCCTTACACTTCTTAGTTGGAAATTCACTCATTATGCCACAGTACAACTTCTCCCGTCTCTAAAGAATAAAGGTCGTATCCTTGTGCGAATATATTTGAGGCTAATCGTAAAGGACTTGGAACTTCTATTTTGCTCAATGCCGTCAACAGTCGAGAATGACTCGGCACTTGCAGTCCGTGAACTAATGCGCGATTTACGGCCTCACTGCAAATATCGCAACTCTTTTCGTTGATTCTGAACGGCAGGAAGAATGATGCTATTGTTAATTTGCCGTACCTGATATTCTGTGATGCCTGAAATAAAGCGTAGTTATACATTGACTCATATTCGCTGTCTGTGAGTTCAATGTTAAAGTAATTCCAGCGAGCAGGTGTTGTTAAAACGCGCGAGGCAGGGCGCATTGCAACGCCGTTGACTTTATCTCTAAGCGTAGAAGTGTAGCACTGGCCGCACGCTTTTATCGGTTTATTTGTTTTGGCGTAAACCATAAGAGGCGTTTCGTATTGATAGCGGCCTTGTTCGTCAGGAAACCATAATTCCGCATGACTGCATCGCAACGCAGGGTTAATATGTCCGCCGACTTCTTTCTGCCATGTCCAACGATAAAGCCAAGTGTGAATATCAATCGCGTTATCTAAGTATGAGCCGTCTCTGTTTTTTGGAAGATATAGAAGGACTCTAATTGATTTATTCATTTCAATTCCTCATTTTTTTTAACTTTGTTTCGAGTATATCAGCAAGTTCGATGTATTCAGGAGATAAATCCGGCCTTCCTGTTGTAGCAGACGCAACCCGCAGAGCAACCTTGCATAAACTTGCGTCCTCATACGTCAACCTTATAAGTTCTTCGCTCACCTTGCTCTCCTACAACAACAGCATTGCCGTCGCTACCGCCGTCGCTAATGTTTCCCAAAATCCAGCCGATTCCGATTTTACCTCGCCCTTGTTCAAATCAACAGTTATATTTTTTCCTAACGCAAAGTAATCGGGACTATTCACCTCGGCAACAATCAGGCCGTTAGGGTCTTTGTATGTGATATGGTCGGCCTTAAACGAAGCGCAGCCGGATATAAATAACATCAAGGCGACACAACTAAGCGATTGATATTTGTTCATGCGTTCTCCTTTCGCCTTTCGGCATTAAATTATTTAAGCCTCATATAATCCCACTGCCGCCATAATCGGCCAACGAGGCCGAGCTATTTAACAACTATCGACGGAAATGTAAAAAGCCATCGAAACACATTTTCGCGCCTGTAGCAGTCCCAGAATATCGCATCTATTTCAACCAAAGCATGGTCAAACTCTTGGCCGCTAATCTGCGTCATTGCTTGCTGATATTCCATCGAAGCAGGCTGCATGTTTGTTGTTTGTTCAAGCCGTATAAGCAGACTATCGAGTGTTTTTATCTGTGCTGTTTTTGTGTATCGGCTTTGGGTAAACACATAGCGGGCTTGTTCTTGAGAAATACCCATTACTGCTTCTTTGTATTGTTTGAGGTATTGCAATTTTAACTCCGGCGTACTGGCATCGTCCGCAAGCCTGACACACTGCCCGATGTCTCGGTTGTAGGAGTAGGCTGAATAACACCCTTGAACGCAACTAATCAAAAACAATACCACCACTAAAATAATCCCAACTAACTCTTTCATTCTTTCGCCTTTCGGTATTAAATTATTTTCTTGTTCGTCTTGCATATTCAGCCATAAGAATACAATCCGCGATAGCGTGTGTTATTTTCCTATCCGGCCAGAGTTGTTGCGCCTTCGCTTTTGTTTGATTCTTATGTTGCGTTTTCGTCATCCCTTTTTCGGACAGACACCCTAATTCTTTTTGCCATTTTTGAGGAGTTACTTTCTCATAAGGAATTTTCAATGACGTAATCACTCCACGCAAAAAACCACAGTTATCTCCAAATGAAAATACCGAACACACGCCTTGCTTTGGCATTGAATGGACATTCTCAATGATAGCCAATATCGGAACTTCACATCGAGCAAGCCATTCTGCCAAAGTTTCGGCAATCTCATGCTCTGTTAATGTTGAAAGAGCAACCACATCACAAATTATGCCTGAAGAATCCATCAAACACATACCACCATTTGCGCCGGGGTCAATTCCAATAATAATAATACACCTCCATAGTAATATATCTTTTTTTTATAAGCCTGTTTTCAACATTCATTTATTCTCCTTCACCTTTTTCTTCATCTTTTCGAAATTGCCGCCGAAAAGTTCATTCAACTCATTTGGAACTGCGGCCTTTTCGTTTTGCTTATGCCCTGCCGTGCAATACTCGGCAGTATCGGAAATATATAAATCACATACTTTGCACTTTTTCATTTTGCTCCTTTCGCATTTCTTCAATAGCCATATCGAACTCATTAGTCTCAATTCCATCGGCAGCATTAAACTGTGCAATATCTTCATCAGTTAAAAACACCGCCCCTGTTTCTTCTACTTTCGCGGCAGTAGCGACAGGCAGCGAGGATGCCCCGTCGTCAAGGGCGGCGATTACTTCTTTTCGTTTTTGAACATCTTCTTCCTGCTTTTGACGCTTAACTTTCTGCCTTGCGACATCGAACTCATGTCGCATGTGGTTAGCCTCGTGAACATCACATTCCACAACGATAGTATTCTCAATGTTATGTTCGATGATATATGTGTGAGCAATACGGCTTAATAATTCAACAGGGTGGTCAACAGTTGTCGGGTCAATGATAACCGGTTTTATTGAGCCGTTCTTTGTGTCGAAATACCATACTTTGTAATCTGGAATAGGAATAGCTTTTTTTATCTTTTTAGGTATTAAATTATATGCCTCTTTGCGGAAAGCCGCCATCTTTGGCTCTTTGAAGTCGTGATTCATCTTAACGTTTTCTGCGGCAATCTTAGCAATCTGCCAGTCAAACGGATAAAGAGCCTTGCACCAAAGCTGTAACAATGCTTCTTCCGGTGTCCAATCAGACCACAGTTTCGATAAGACGTTTTCGACGAATTGTTTTGCCTCAGAGTATAGCATTATTAGACTTTCGTAAATTGGTTCTTATTTCTGAAAGAGTTATTTGTTTTACCAAACATCCGTCTTTGAATACTGTATGCAATAAACCCTCTTGTTCCTCTTCAAAAGAAACACATTCAGACATAGAGCCGTCCGTATTGACTCTAAGCAACCCTTTGGCTGACTTTTTAATTCCGCTATCGGTCTTAGGGTCTTTGAATATATTAACCGGACAACCATCAACTATGCCAAATGTTGCTTTCATCGCAAAACCAAACGTATCTCTTGTGTTATATTGATAGGTGTAACTGCCTACTCCCAAAACAATGTTTGTTGACGCATATCCCTTATTCTCTAATCCTTCGCAAATAGCCTTACATCTGTCCAGCGTAATACTGTCGCCATAAATCAGACCGATATGCGAATTTAATTGCAGATATCCTTTTGAATTTAATGTTCCTCCAAAAATCTCATACAAAATTTGTATCGCGCCCTTGCGTTGTGGAGAATCAAATTCTGCATTGGGGTCGCCACAAATAATTTTAATGGGGTCGCCGGAATCTGGGCGGATAACAGCCTTGCCGTCTCTCGACATGATTTCGGTTTTAAGTTTGGGAAGATATTCCGTTAAAACTTTCCAGAAATCCCATGTGTCCGACACTATGGAAACAATGCCTTTTGGATAAATCTGCGTAACCAGTCTCCTAAACGTCTCTATTTCTTCTTCGGGCTTTCCTAAAGACATGACTGAATGTTCTGTTGCGGGAACAGAGCCGCCTATCAGTTCGTTTTCTGCGTCTGCGTAATAATACTCTTCAAGAAAGTCGATTGCGGGAATTGTATCTGTGCCCGTAAAAGATAAAAGATGTCCTGCGCCGGACATACAACCAGCCTCAATACCAATCATGCCTCTCATAGAAAAATCGTGTGCTTGCCATTGCACAAATTCGGGAATATCGGAAGTTCGTTCCGCCCAACAATCAAGTATTTCTCTATACCTGTTCGCTATTGTGGCCGATGTCATCATTCCCCATAAAACAGCGGAAAGCAATGTTTCAAAAAAATTAGTCAACCAAAAAAAATCAGGGTGTGTGTTTTTTATGGTCAGGCAAGCAACTCTCATATTACACAATGTTCCTTCGTCAAGCGATTTTATTTCAATAGGCAGATAGCCAAGTTTGTGCAACGCCTCAATGTGTTCCATAGACACGGCATCCTTACCAAGCGAGGCATCAAGCCTGCGCTTATAATTCGATATGGCCTCTTTTCTGGATTTATAAAAGAAATTTTTGTTAAATTGCATTATAAGATATTCTTTTATGAAATACTGAATCCCAAAAACAACTATTTTGTCTATTTCTGGTATCCTGCTTCCACGCGGAGTAAAGTTAGAATAAACAAACGTTGTGCCTTCTGGGTATTGCCTCCGATGGTCTGTCTTGTAAAAATCACTGTACGCTATCGGTTGAATCTTCATTTCAAATTCTCCTTTCTTAGCGGCAGCATCTCAACATCCGCCGTTTCGTTATATTCAAAAAGGTTCGTAGTATATATTTTATCAATAACGGTTCGCAGTTGTTCTGTTCCGTTACAAAAAATGCCATGTGACACATATAGAAAAATTTTGCCACAATTTAATTTTCTTAGTTCTGTGGCAATCTCAAAAAATGTTCTGCCGCCTGCACAAATATCGTCAACTATATAGCAATCCTTTCCATTAAGGTCGTGTGCGTGAACTTTAATACCAACAATACTTCCTGTTTTTGACTCTCTTGTTTTAGAACAAAATACCATATCGTTCACACCAAGAATGGCCGCTATCTTATGTGTTCTTTTCTCCGCTCCGGCATCTGGCGAAACAAGACAGTAGTTGGTCGCTCCCCTTATGAGTTCTTTATATATTCCAGACTGGTCGAAATCAAATGAGTTATTTATAAGCGCCATAGAAACAGGAGAGTGCGGGTCAAGCACATGTACTTTGTCATAATTCATAGAGTTGATAATGTCTGCAAAAACAACAATAGAAAGTGGTTGCCCAAGATATGCCACTTTATCTTGTCGGGCATAAGGAATGTAGGGCATAACAAGCTCGATGCGTTTTATTCCAAGCCTCCTCAAGGCATTTGTCGCCAAACAAAGTTCCATAATAGCCAAACTACTGTGAAGCCTTGATTCAATTATTACGTCGCCACTGAACGATTCCGAAAGTTCAACGTGGGGCATAATCTCACCACCTGACAACAATATATATTCGTATTTGATTGTTTCTTCCGGCAATACATCTTCAAAAACATTAGAGAGTCTTAAAAACATCATTTTTCCTCCTTCAAATTCGCAAGTATTTCAGACATTGATTTACCGCTGCCCGTAGGCCTTTTCCAGATATTCTTCGCCAACTTTAACCTCCGCATTATAGATGGTATTGCTCTTTTATTCATAGGCTGTCCAGTTCGCCATAGCCAACACTGCCCTAAACAATAATCATACATATCGGATGCGTCTTGTGTAGAAATCCCCACAATGGGGCATTGCGCCAAAAAATCTTCGAGAACAGGTTCGTTGTTATCCATAAATCCCTTTTATTTACTTTATAAACCGCGTCCCTAAAGTCTTATCCACAGACTCTATCACACCCGCAAGTTGCTTTTCAATAATTCTATCTTTCTGGGAAAGTAAATACTGTTGAAAAAACAATAAATACTTTGTCAGAAAGAAAAGTAGCGAACTTTTGTCGAAAAATAAGCACACTCTTTGTTTTAATTAGCGAGGTTTGGTTACGCGAGCTAATTCTTGCTGGTTGAGAAAAATAAGTTTTTTGAAACTCCGTTATCACTAACAATCCTTAAGTAGAAAAGCTGCCCCCAAAACTTGGAAAAGGGGCAGCTTTATAATCGCAACGGTGCGTTGCGTTTTTCGTACTCATAGTTCCAAGTTTTAGGAACTGAAAACAAAATAACATACTTTTATTTAATGTCAACATAAAAATAAAAATTATTTAAACTTTTTTATTCCCATTACAAGTATTTACGTTATAGTATGTACTGAAAACCTATTCGAGCAGATTCAAGACCGAACAGGTGGGCGGACACAAAACCGCCCTTTTTATTTTTAAGATTTTCCTTGCAATCACAAAACTCTGTGGTAAAGTACAGTTGTTATGACGCTAACAACAATGAAAACAACGCCCGGCGCGGAGTGCCTGTATTCCCCCCTTTACAGGAGCGTCCTCCCCGCGCCGGGCTTATTACTAAAAGGAGAAATGAATGCTAAAATCCGAAATGTTAGACCTGATTATCGACGCTGCAATGAGATGCGAAAACGCCGAATTGCACGATACCGCCGCAGAATTGAGACTCGTCGCAAAGGAACTGCATTCCCGCGTAGTGCTGGAAAGCGGTCAGGGAAGGATAATAAAAGCCGAACTTTACGCCGAACACGACCAGCCCTGCAATTGAGCAAGCTGCTGCTCATGGAGAGAAATCGACGCACAGTTTAAAGAAATGGAGACTGAATAAAAGGAATGGCAAAATACGCACTGCATAGCTGGTCTGGCAAATACCCCGAAATCCTCGACGAAAGAGAAATTGGCGGAGAAGTTCAGCATTTAATGAAAGTCGAAATCTATCAGGGAGACAACGAAAGTCATTGGTTTTGCAGCTGCGATGAATGCGAAACGTCATTATACCCAAAACGTATTTTTGAAATTTGCTATCCTGCCTGTGTGCACATAAAACAAATAGAAAGACCAAAATAAAGTCTCGATTCCCACGAAACTAAGTGTCCAATTTCAAAAAAAATAAAATAATTTTTTGCTACTTTAATCATTATAATCACTACACTTAGGATAACTCCTACTAAATCACTTCGCTGGTCAAAACGAAAAAACAGCCGTATGGAACTACATACGCGCCATCGTTCTCTAAACACGGACAAATACGTGGAGATAACCATAAACCGCGCGCTCAAAACTTCACAAAAACGTGTTAGCTAATTCAAACTGCACAGTATATGGGAAAAGAGACAATGCTCTGGATGAAAATAGTCGTAAATCTCCAACCCGGACTATATGGAAAAAGTAGAGCAAATTACTCGCTAATCTAAAAACTGGAACATATGTAAAAGCGGGTAGTCTCTCACAACGCATGTGGCCGTGTTGGGGGTGATAGGGGGTCTTTCAGGGATTATCGGACGATGGTTCAGTCTGCGCCGATTGTAGTGGTTGTGCAGGCTCTTGTTGCGGTTCTTTGGGCTGGCTTTCGGGCTGGTTTACTCTCTCTTTTGTTAGCCTATTGATGTAATACCATTCTCTCTTTTCAGTATCCCATTTACGGAGTGTGCTCCTCCAGTTATCCTTTGGTTGTGGTTGGTCTGTACTATCTGTACTATCTGTAACGATTGTAGTATCTGTAGCAGCATCGCAGGATTGCGCAGGATTGACAAACTCGGCCTCGTTGGTAGTTTGGCTGCCCCCAAGTAACGCCTTAACGCCGCTTGCAGCAATCTGTCGGGCATAGTCTTTAATAGTGCTATCGACTATGACGACCTGATGATTATCGTTGATATTTACGTTCTCACTATATCCGCCAATGGTCTTGCCAATGAACGCGATATTCTGCGTGGCTGTCGCTAAATCGCCCTTTTCTTCTGCCAAAGCGGCTAATCGCCTATGTTCTGACTGCAACCAGTCCACTGAATAATCTGTGCGGATTGCTTGTCTTTGCTGTAACTTGTTCAGATATTTGAGTACGAGTGGTGTTTCTGTAATGAGCCTACCTTTTTTTGCAATAGTGGATTCACTATAACCTATTGACTGCAAGGCCTTTGGAATTGAGAAGGCATTCTGCACCAATGCGGTCGCTATTGATAATGCTTTCGCCTCTTTTACGTTTGATGCCACTGAATTGTTACCTATTACTACTTATTCGCTACCATTTTCTACCGTTACAACCGTTAAATATACTACAATGCTACCTTTTGCGTACACTTTGTCAATATATTTATATAAGGTGTGTGAAAAGTGGTTGTAAAGACTTTGTTCGCTTGATGTTATATGATATACTTTTATCAGTGGTTGAGGACAAATGAAGGGGTAATTTATATGCCCACTACAATAATGGTCGATGGATTTTTGAGGAGTTGCGTTAATAAGAGGGTTTACAATGTTTTGGTTAACATTTAAGCGGGCATTTTGGATTTGGGTTTATTTTCAGCTTATTCTTAATGGATAAGAGAATAGGGGGATTTATGACAATTACCGACTATTTCTGGTGCTTTTTACCTGCTATTACAGCATTTGTGATTTTGTGTTGGAAAGTTAAAGTTACTGTTTGGGACAGGATAAGAGATTGTTTATAAGGTAGATAGAATGAAATATATATTACCTTTTGGAATGACAACAAAAGTTGCTTCTGAGCTTGTTAAAAAAGAGTTTAAAAAGCGATATGGTATTAGTTATGGCGAATGGTGTTTGCGGCATAAAGACAACGCTATACTGGCAGTTAATTTAATGGACAGTGAGATATGTCTAACTATTTGCGGAGTATTACCGCCCGAAGTACGAAAAAGCATAATGACGGTAAATCAATTTGAACAAACCGTCAAAGATGGTAACTACGGCGCGGCATTGGCCGATTTAAAACAAAGTTTATGCTTTTGGCAAAAAGGTGGATATTAAAATGACACTATCAGAACGAAATAAGGCCATAAATCAATACATCAGGCACGAGATACCCTTTGCGGCATTTATTTTCAGAGCTATTCCACAATTATAGCCGTGAAAAGAAAAGGCAAGGTTTATCTTGATAACAATAAATGGGATTACTCGCGCACTACTGGCAAATACCGTAACCAGTTTTTAGGGGAAAGCAAAAAAGAGACAGAGCGCAAAATAAAAAGCGGGGAATATCAGCTTGTAAACTTGAACGAATAACCGCCTTTTATACCGGCGCGTCATCCCCTACGCGCCGGACTAATTAGCGGTTAAGGATTAGAAAGAGAGGAAATTGGAAAATGAGTAAGAAGAATTGGACAAGGCATTTTGCAAAGTTTGTATACGATTATATGCAGCATGAGATTGAGACGGTGCGCGGAACAGATGCCAACACAATCACGGATGATTTGGATATTTATTTACAGCAAGCAATCGACAGTTATGAAAGTCAAAACAATGTGACGATAGTATTTGTTAAGAACGATGAAAAGGGGGTGGCAAAATGAGTTTTCCGGCAGAAAAGCATAAGCGCAGCATTTGTGGAAGCAGTATCAGGGAAAGCGGATTTCATTACTCGGCGTGGTATGAGATAAAAGGCGAATTTCAGCATATATTTTGCCATATTAGACAGATGTACTCAATTATGCAAAAACAGAACGGCGATTATATGGCGTCGAGGGAAGTCGTAAATTTACATTCCTGCTTAGACGCTGATTTCTACTTTCCAATTACAGAAGCAGAGGGGAAATAATGAGTTTCGAAACATTTATTGTCAATGAGAATGGCAAAAAGAATAAGGGCGGTCGTATTATTTGCGGCGTTTGTGGCTGGCAAGGCGGCGTTAAATACTCCAAAAACAATAGGGGTAACGACATTTATAAATGGACAGCAAGAAAGACTTGTCCAAAATGCAAAAGTACCGAAAAAGTATCAAGAATGACAGGTGAAGTTTTACAACAAACATTAAATAAGGGGAAACAAAATGCAGCTTTATGAGAAATTCAGACCACGTTCTTTCGATGAAATTGTTGGACAAGACAAGGCAGTAAAACAGCTAAAAAGGCTTGCCGAAAGCGGGTTAAAAGGCCGTGCATATTGGATTAGTGGGATATCCGGCAGTGGCAAGACGACAACAGCACGGATAATTGCCAATATGTGCGCCGATGATTCCTTCATTGTCGAATATGACAGCGCGGATAATATAGGAAAATCGGATTTGGATGATATTTGCAGGTCGATGATGTATACTGCGCCGGGGAAGGGTGGTCGGGCATTTATCATCAATGAGTCGCACGGCCTTAAAAAACATATCATCAGAGAATTGTTAGGGATATTAGAACGTATCCCGCGTCATTGTGTTTTCATATTTACAACCACCAAAGAAGGGCACGACAAACTATTCGATGACAACAGTGAGGAAAGTCCGTTTCTATCGCGCTGTATTGAAATTCAATTGACGAATCAGGGACTTGCAAAATCTTTTGGCGCATTGTGCAAAAAGATTGCAGAGCAAGAGAATTTAGACGGCAAGCCTCTTGAGCAATATGTCCGGCTCGCGCAGGATTGTAAGAACAATTGCAGACAAATGCTACAGAAGATAGAATCTGGCTACATGCTATCTTGAGTTTATGCTGATTATGCCGATTATGTCGAGTCCGATAATAAAATCTGCACAATTTCGCGTAAAATGTGAAAATAATGGCTGAAAAATTTGGCGTTTGGCAAAATATGATGTATACTTTAATTGTGAGGATGGACAATAAAACAAAACAAAAGGAAGGCAAAATGAAAAAGAAAAATGGCGGATTATCACTTAATTTTATTTGGAAGTTGCGTCTAAAGCTGCGGGCTGAAGGCAGTAAGCTGTGTGCTGAAGGCAGTAAGCTGTGGGCTGAAGGCAATAAGCTGTGGGCTGAAGCCAATAAGCTGTGGGCTGAAGGCAATAAGCTGTGTGCTGAAGGCAGTAAGCTGTGTGCTGAAGGCAGTAAGCTGTGGGCTGAAGGCAATAAGCTGTGTGCTGAAGGCAGTAAGCTGTGGGCTGAAGGCAATAAGCTGTGGGCTGAAGCTATTCTTGAAGTTTATGGGAATATCAAGATGGAATGGGAAAACTATAATGTGGAAAAAAAAGATTACGAATGTCATTTGGAAACAGGTGAAATTTTTAAGCCGTAACAAATTTCCTCCCTCCTCTGGGCGGGCTTTTACAGCCGCCCTATAATTTAATACTGATATTGCAGTGAGCGTAAACACTGCGAATGAGCAAGGGTCATGGAGCGACCTTTGCTTTTTTAGTGCAGCTTGGGGATGTAATATGATTGAAACTTTAACCACAAAACAAGAGCAACAGCTTATTGAATTTAGAGATGAATGTTTATCTATAGGACTTTCAACATCACCGCTTGATAAAACTGAACACCGAAACAATATAGATTATATCTATAAAACATTTTTGAGAATTGATAAACATCCCCACATTTGGTATTGCGATAGTCCTCTTATGTATAATCTGGTAATCAATACTGTAGATAACTTGCAGGATAACTTGCGGGCTAACTTGCAGGATAACTTGCGGGCTAACTTGTGGGCTAACTTGCGGGATAACTTGTGGGCTAACTTGCGGGCTAACTTGCAGGATAACTTGCGGGCTAACTTGTGGGCTAACTTGCAGGATAACTTGTGGGCTAACTTGCGGGCTAACTTGCAGGCTAACTTGCGGGCTAACTTGTGGGCTAACTTGCGGGCTAACTTGCAGGATAACTTGCGGGCTGACGTG